GGCGTAGGAATCGAGGAGGTAGTGGTTGATGACCTTTTTAGGCGTTATGCGACTGCCTTGGACGCCACTCTCATCAACCAGACCACTACCGGATTGTCCGCGGTAGCGTCCGGCATCACCTATGATGACGCCAGCCCTAGCGGTGTCGAGGCCTGGCCCAAGATCCTGGCCGGCGCGGCATTGTCTGAGGCGTCTCTGCTTGGTTTCGCACAGCCCGATGTGGTTCTCATGCACTCGCGGCGCTGGTACTGGCTGCAGAGCCAGCTAACCAACCAGTTCCCGCTGTTCGGGCAGCCCGGAATCGTGGACACCCACGCTGGCATCAACTACGCAGAAAAATACGGCCGGGGTGCTCGCGGTATTATGCCTAACGGCATGATTGCGGTGGTGGACAATAACATCGCCACCAACCTGGGTGCCGGAACTAATCAAGATGAAATGTACATTATTGCCTCTGATGAATGCCATTTATGGGAATCGCCCGAGGCGCCTGTATTCATGCGCGCAGAACAGCCTGCGGCTGCACAGCTTGGCATTCTGCTGGTCTTGTATGGGTATTTCGCCTATTCATTCCGCCGGTATTCGGCGGCCAACGCCAAGATTGCCGGGACGGGATTTGTCAGCCCTACATTCTGACTCTCCGTAGTTGGTCTGTTACTCTATTGTTCGCTGAACGGAGGGTTAGGCATGACGCTGCACACACCACTATCTGATTTTGCATTTCCCTCGCAAACTCAGGCAGCCGGTACATTCTCCAGTGGTCCGCTTGATGTGGCCGGCGGTGCTAATTTCGTGGCAGCTTTTGTCAATGTATCCGCAGCTGCCGGCACTACACACACACTTGATGTCAAGCTGCAGAGCTCCAATGATGCAGCCACGTGGACAGACCTGCCGGGCGGTGCCATCACACAGATCACCGGCACGTCTAATTCGGCCATTGCATCCGCATTGGTCAATGATGATTACGTGCAGGCGGTAGCCACTGTAGGCGGTACCGGCTCGCCTACGGTCACGTTTGCGGTAGGAGTGTTGATCATCTGATGACCAGCTCAAATAAACCAGCGCCAGCTGATACAGCCGCGCCGGCACAGACCACCACGGGCAGCGCTACCCCTACGGAGGTCAGCTCGCCCACCCAGACCGCGGCAGCGCGCACCGCGGCGCAGGGGGGTGACACCGGGATAATCAGCCCGACAGATGCGGCTTTTTCGGCTGATGACCTCGCAGAGATCGAGCAAGCCGATTCTCCCTACTACCAGCTGTCCTCGCGCATCACCCAGCTGTTGGGCGAGCGCGAGATTGTGGGTGCGCTAGGCAACACAGAGCGTGTCTACGCGGTTGATAAGGAGCTGGGCGAGATGCGCCGCGTCTGGGATGACCGCGACACCACCACGGAGGCTCGTGGCACCCCGCCGGAAGGGCGCCAAACGCTGCGAGAGCGCCAGATCAGGGCCGGCAGCGGGCCGGTGGCATCCGCACCGCCACCGCAGCGGCCAGCGCCGGCTACGTCCACTACAGCGGCCGGCACGACTGCATCAGGCGAGGACACTGCAACCACGCCGACCACGTCGACAACCAGCGGTGCTGCAGGGGGTAAATCGAGCCCTGCCAGTGCTCCTACCAGCGGTTCTACCAGCTCGACCAGCACCGCAGCCACGCCGACCACAACCGGCGGGAGTGAGGCCAAGCCGTGACCGCGCCCGTGCCATCACCGCCAGGGACGTGGTTGACCGTGGATGAGCTGAAAAATGATCAGTCGCTCGATGGTGTGCCGCTGAGCACCCGCGATGATGCCAAGCTGCAGCGCAGCCTCTACGCAGCGATGTCCTGGGTGATGGACCGGCGCAAAGACATCGATTACCACGGCAACTGGACGGTGCCATGGGAGGTCAGGCTAGGCACGCTGCGCCTGGCCGCACGATGGTTCATCAGGAGTAATAGCCCTACCGGGCTCGTGCAGATGGGCGAGCTTGGCGCCGGGCAGATCCCCGCGGTGGACCCTGACATCTACCTACAGCTGGGCATCCTGGGTGGCCTGGCATGAGTGCACCCGGCGATATCAGCGGCACCCCGGGCGTTGAGCGAGTGGTATCCGGCATCGAATTCGCGCTGGCCTCAGTGCCGGATTTCCGCATCATCAACTCGGTAGCGCTACCCGTGGCACCGCCGGCACTGGTGATCGGCCCGCCACGGTTGTCTGTCCGGGGTTACTCGTTTGCTGGTACGGGACTGACTACGGCGCAGTTTAACATTTACATTGTTGTGGTGATGAATCAGTATGCGATAGACATTTTGCGATCGATCATAGCATCGGTGATGTATGCGCTTGAGCGTTTCACCCCGGGAATTGTGCTGAGCTCTGTCCCCGGGGTTTATCCCAGCCCGGGCGGTCCATTGCCAGCGTACATTGTGACCTTTCAGCAAGAGCTGAGATAGTAGGAGCTGCGCTAATGACGATACCGCTTATCACTCCCATGGTGCATCAGCAACGGCTCAAAGTGGTCACGTTTACGCTGGCCACCACGGACTTTACCACACAAATGTCTAGCTGGACGATGCAGAATAACACCGCACTGGGCACCAAGACATTTACCTATGCGGGGAACATTTCAGAATTCAGAACGGACACCGATAACGACTATGCCCTCGCTCTCAGGTTCTTTTCGGATTGGCGGTCTGGCGGTATATCTGATTTTCTCGTTATCAATAACCGTGCGTACGCTGCATTTGTCCTTGACCATCACCCCGACATCGTCGGCGAACACGTGAGGTGGACGGGAACATGCCAGCTCTGGGCACCCAGCATTGGTGGCGACGCGCGCATCACTGAGGAAACAACCGTCACGCTGCCTGTACTCGGGTTGCCCCCCTATAGCCGGATTGGATGATCTGCCATGACATTGCAATCCACCATACAGTTCTCAATGGCCGCCGCTATTGTGGGAACGCCTGTAGTGGGTGCCGCGCAGGCTGCGCTCAATCTGCCGCTAGGATGGAATTTAGTTAACGGTACTGGCGCGGGTCAGGCTGATATGGCGTGGTGGGTGCAGAGCACCTTAGCGGCGAGTACGTCAGAGACTTGGGATTTTGCCGGCACCCTGCGCGACCTGCTCAATAACCTGATCACTTTGGCGCGCATCAAGGCGTTGGTGGTCACCGCTGCCGCGGGTAACACAAACAATGTGGTGATCGGTGGCGGCGCAACCACGCTGGCTACTTTGTTTGGGGCCACCACGCACACTACACCAGTGCGCCCTGGCGGTACGGTTGCATGGTTTGTGGGTGCCAATGACGCGGTGGGCTACACAGTGACTGCGGGCACGGGGGATTTATTGCAGGTTGCTAACTCGGGTGCAGGGTCAACAGTGACGTACACAATCGCGGTGATTGGAGCCAGCGCGTGATCACGTTTATCATCAAACCGGATGACGGTGAAGCATTCCGCATCAAAGCAGACAGCCGCGATGTCCGACTGTGGGAACGCGTCAACCCGCGCAACACACTGCGCCGTATCGCGGAACAGCCTTGCGTGGATGATTACTATTCATTGTCGCATCTGGCTATGAAACGTCAGCGAGTACGCGAGATACCACCCTATGATGATTATGTGGAGACGTACGCGGTAGAGGCGCTGATGGATACCTCTGAGGTACTGGACTATGAGGAATTGCTCGCGCTGGTTGACAAAACTATGGCCGCGCCAGATGCCACTGCCGCGCGAGTGACAGATGCTGTTGTGGAATTGCTCGACAGTTTGCGGCTGAGGTCATTAGAGCCGGTCCCTACGCTGCCGGGTCGCTGACCCGTACCATTCTTGCTCTGGCACTGGCCAGCGGGATTGACCCGGAAGTGTGGTGGAAGCAGGATTTGCGCAGTATTGCCACTGCGATGGAATTGCTAGAACAGCGCAACAAACGTGATGAGCAAATGTCACGTGACCCGCGTAGTGGTGCAACTTTCGATGAGCAAGGCAGACAGATGTCAGGCTAGGTGGTGTACACGTGTCCAACCCGATGAACTTTACCGAGGCTGACCGGACTGGTGACGCGTGGGAGGGTGACGCCGGGCTCACTGGGGAGGCATCCGAGAATTTTGATGCTCCCACTAGCCTGCCCGGGTTTGGTGTCAACGCGGGTGTCCCCGGCGCAATAGTGCGACCCGGTGAGGAACCGGTACCCGGGGCAATGCTCAATGACGCAGCACAGATAGCGGGTGCTTCCACTGCTGACAGCATCACCGCTGATATGCCCACAACGCAGGTTAGTCAATTCGAGCAGGCATCTAACCAACTTGCCAGTAATATGCAGAGCTCTGTCGAGAACTTGTCAGGCCTGACAGCCACCCAAGGCGTGGGTATTCCTGGGATGCCTGGCGGCAACGCACCTGACCAAACCGCGGCACCCAACCCAGCAACCTATGCCACGCCTGGGATGTCAGGAGTCGTTAATCCCCCCGGCGCTGGCGGCCAACTACCCGGCGCCGGTCCAATGGCTGCCCCCGGTGCACCTGGCGGCCCGGGCCAGCCACCACCCGTGGGAGGTGGTGGTGGCGGGGGTGCTGCCGGCTATCTCAGCGCAAACGTCCCTGGGGCTACGGACAGCCTCACCTCTGCCGTGGCTGCAGCTGCATCGAGCTCAGGCCCGCACGCTGCTCTCGTGGCCGGCACCGCGGTACTGAGCGGCATTGCCATCATGGTGGGTGGCATGTCCTCAGTCGGGCACAAAGGCGCGCCGGCATCGATCATGGCGTTTGGATCCGAGGGGGGCAGCGCTCCGCAGTTCGCCAGCGACACCCATGGGTGGTTCACCTCTGCGGTGGCAGCATGGGCGGCAGCCAATCCTCCACCATTACCGCCAGCGCCACCAATAGCCGGCGATGGGCCACCTATGCCAGGTGGCGGGGGTGCGGTCGGTTCCCCCGGTGATGGCACTATGAGCAGTTCTCCAGCACCGCCACCTACATCCGGCGGCCCGATGCCCATGCCGGGGATGACACCTGCCGACATGATCCCCGGCAGCGGTGGCGGTGCAGATATCCCGGGGCAGTTTGCGCCAGCTGGTCCGATGGCACCCGGGCCAGTGGCAGGGCAGGACGCTACTACCCCCGCGAGCACCAATCAGTCTGTGGGCGGTGCGGTGATGGGTAAGCTCGATAATGCCATCGGTTCGTTTGACCATCCTGGTACCGGTTTTAACAGCGAGGCATGGACTGGCCAATCAGTACCCAATGAGGGTGTCTGGGATAATATGGGTCCGGGTATCCAATCTCACGGTGCAGTACTCGCGGGGCAAGCCAAAGACATGGCCCAAGGCGGGCAGGGGATATTAAACCGCGCGTATCAGGGGGATGATTTCGCCGGATATCGTAATGATGATAACGGGATTGTCTACAATAATCCTGATGACGCGGCTTTTGTTGCGCAGACCATGCAATCGATGGGTGCCCAGCCTACAGGATTCAGCGTAGATGATGAGGCTACCGGTATCGGTGATCCGGTCCAACCGGGCGCGCCAAATCCGAATGCACAGGATATGTGGTCTAGTCCTTTGGGTGGCATGGGTAGCGTGCGTACGCAGTTTGACAACCCGCCAGAATTACCTGATGACGGTAGCGATGATGGCGCTTAATGCAGGTGCTGTTACTCATCAGTAACGTTGTGATGGGAGTGCCGTGGCCTCGCCGTCCCGTTCCATTATCATAAATTTCAAGGGCTCTATTGGCGGGCTGGTCGGATCTACTCGCAAGGCAGTAACCGAAATATCCCGCGTGGGCAACGCTGGTGTCAAAATCGGTAAGGATCTGTCACAAGCATTACTGCACGGAAACGTGAAACCGATCATAGGCGATGTGGTCGGCGGATTGGCATCAATGGCTCGCATGGTATTTATCATGCCAGGTCTGTTGATGGCGCTCGTTAACCCAATGAATATCGTCAGCATGGCGACTGTGAATTTCTCGAATGCCATCAGTGCGTCCAGTCCGCAAGCATTTGTTGCTGCTACCCGAAATATGGCGCCAGCAATGCGTGATGCGGTGATGGCCACCAGACTATTGTCACCAGAGATCAAAAATCTTTACGGCATTATCCAGCAGGGATTCTGGGCTGGTGCAGCGGACGATATCAATAACCTGGCTAAGGTCTATTTCCCGGTGCTGGGCGCGGGCATGGGTGGTATCAGCACGATACTGGGCACACTGCGCCATGATCTCGTGGAATTCCTCACAGAACCTCAAGTAGTCAGCACCATCAGTTCGTGGTTTACCGCATTTGCCAAATGGGGCACGTCCATGGAGCCGGTAGTCAAAGCTCTCATGCCCGACATGATTACGCTGATGTCTGACTTCGCTGCGATTATGACCAACTTTGTACTGCCTCTGGTCACCCGGCTAATTGGTTTGTTCACCACCGTGATGGGATTTATCACCCCGATTCTTACCGGCATCAGCTCAATAACTGGTATTGCCGGCGGCATCACCGGGGGAGGATCCGGCAGCACGGGTGCCGCTGCGAGTGGTGGTGGTGGCATCGGCGGGTTTATCAGCGGTCTGGTATCAGGCGTGGGCTCGTTTTTCTCTGGTCTGTTCGGCCGGGCAGCAGGTGGCCCGGTACTTGCGGGACAATCCTATCTCGTGGGTGAGCGCGGGCCAGAGGTGCTGACCATGGGCGGTAGCGGCGGATTTATCAGCCCGAATATCCACACGGGCCATACCAGCGTCACGGTCAAGATTGGTGACAGTGAGCTGCGTGATATCGTGTCGCATGAAATTGACCGATATGCAGCGGGTGTGGCCATGACAGCGCGCATGGGCGGGGGGTCATTCGCGTGACTGATATCAATTTTTATGCCGCTGTTGCCAAGCCGGGTGACATCCTGATAGTAGCGGTGCCGGATGTGAATTCACGCAGAGATGCTGATGAAGTAGCCGGTGAATTAGAGAAGCTACTGCCGGGTATCCGGGTTATCGCTGTCTGTGCCCAGTCGATAGCGGTCTACCGGCCGGATGATGACGGATGACTATCAACGTCACTGCCATCTATGATGACTCGCGGGGCCGGGTGCTCATTGCTGCTACCAACCTACCGGCTATCGCCACCACGGGGGCATTCGAGTGGTCAAACGACAATGTGCACTGGCGGTCAGTCCGGGGCAGCTCCGCGGTACCGGTAGCGAGCAACGCGGCCAGCTGCTTTGACTACGAGTACAGCCCGGGGATCCTGAACTACTACCGGGTGTCCGCGGTATCCGCGGCTGCGCCCAGCTTTGTTGCCGCCGGCACCGCAGCGACCGCCAACAACACCAGCGTGACCCCGGCCCTACCGGCGGGCTGGCAAGAGGGCGACCTGTTACTCATCCTGGCCAGCATCCGCAACAGCGGCACGGGCACCGTAGTGGCACCCACGGGCTACACAGCACTGCTGGCGGCCGACAACTGGGCACTGTTCGGCAAACGCGCGGCAGTGGCTGAGTCGGCTCCTACGGTCACCGTCACGGGCGGTGCGGCCGGCGCAGACGTGCTCTCCCAGATGGCAGCCTGGCGCAACACCGAGCTCATCCCCGCCACCACGGCCTATCAGCTCAATCCTAGCGGGGCCAACATCACCTATCCGGGCGTGGCGGCATTCCAGTCCAGCTGGGATGTGATCTTGTATCTCGGCTGGCGCCAATCCAGCTGGACAGTGCCTAACGTCGCCACCATCAGCGGAGCTACCGAGATCGGCGAGGTCACCAGTACAGCGGGCAGTGGTGCCGGGCAGGTCTGGGATTACCAAGTGCAAACCACGCCGGCACCTGTCATCGGCGGGGCATTTACCGTGACTGGCGGCAGCGCAGCTATCAGCTACGGCGCGGTTGTGGCTCTGCGCAGCGCGGTCTACGTCCTGCGCACTACGGCCACCGTGACCCCCGTGCAATCGCAGGTCTGGCTCAAAGTGCCTACCGCGCCCTACCTCAACCGCACCGTGACCTTGATTGACTGGGATGACCTCAATCGCAGTAGCCGGGCCATCACCTACAGCGTGATCGGCAAGCGTGACGCGAGCGCGGTTACGGACATGGCGTCACCGCGCACCGTCAATATCAATCTGTGGACAACGGGGGATGCCGAGACAGCCGCACTGGATCTGTTGCTCTCACTTGGCAACATCATGTTGCTCTCAGTTCCCCCGAACTGCGCGCTCAAGAGCATGTACGCATCACTGGGCAACTACAAATACACCCGGCCCGCGCACTTGAGTCACAACAACAACTACACGGTACCGCTCACTGAGGTCACCATGCCTGATGTCTCGCTTGGTGGTAATACCGTGACGTGGGCAACTCTGATCACTAATTATGCCACGTGGCAAGACGTGATCAATGCCAATGCCACGTGGGCGGCAGTGCTCGCGTTGTCCGGTACCCCGGCTGATGCGTTGGTAGGCCACTAGTGCGCAGCGTGTCCAGTCGTTTTCTGGCCGCGGTGAAAGGACCGCACAAAGTAGCATCGCGCGCCGTGCTCGTGGATGCAGCACCGCAGTTCGGACTGAACCCAACAGGCACCGAGATCCCCATTATTAGCGGCTCGATTACCACACAGTCATTGTCTGATGTGAAATCCACGCTCTCGCTCACTGTGCCAGGTGACTACTACTCCGTGCTGAAACCTTACGGCACCGAATTGTTCATCGAGCGTGGCGTGGAATTTGCTAACGGTGATCGCGAATTAGTGGGCCTGGGTTATTATCGCATCGAGCAGATCACTCAGGATGAGGCACCCTATGGACCGGTGAGTATCCAGGGGCTTGACCGGATAGCCCAGCTGCAGCAAAATAAATTGGCATTTCCCTTGCCGCTCAACAATGCGGACAGCCACCGTAGTGTTTTTCACCGGTTGTTTAATGGCATCGCAATCCCACAGCAAGCTACTTACCCCGGGCTCTCGCCGTCTGGCTTCGCGGCATATCCCAACGCGCGCATACCCATCAGCTGGACTAGTTACAACCCAGATACCACCACCATCATTGGCGATCAGATTGTCGAAGATGACGCCTATGGCTACCTCCGCGACTTGATTAAGATATACAACGCCAGCATGATGCGATTCACATATACGGGTGAGTTGCTGGTCTACTCGATTGCTATTGATGCCAGCTACCCCGTGTACACGCTGACTGGTGGAGCCGGTGGCCAGATCATCAAAGCCAAGCGAGTAACTAAGCGTACGGACGTGGCCAATTCAGTTACCGCATACGGAAGTGATCCGACCAGCATAACCGACTTTATCATCACCCTGAATAATGACCCGGCATCAGCGTTGGCTTTCAACAAAACCACCTACCCGGCATTCGGCCCGGCACCCACGTACTATTCCTCACCCTTGCTGCAGACCAATGCCGATGTGGAGCTCGCCGGCGAGACACTGCTACGTCGATATCGGATGCTGCCGGAAACCAACACGCTCACGGTGATTCCTAACCCAGCGCTGGAGACCAATGATCCTATTGACGTAATCTACCGTCCCGGTATGGATCCGGTCCGCTGCATCATTGATTCTTTTGTGATGCCGCTGACTGCAGCAACAGGCGGCACCATTACCACACGGATCCCGACCGCTACCGAGGGGTACGGGCTGGGTCTGGGATTCCTGGGGCCATAATGACTTCACCCGATGCATTTGGGCTATCGCGGTTATTCATTTCGCCGTACAATGTCCCGCAAGTTCCCACGCTAACCCAAGACTGGGCTGGCGGGATAATGACGCAATGGGATTCGATATCTCACACCAACACGGTTGTGGTAGGTCCGGTAACCTATCGCAATCTCCCCTCAGTCAGTCCCCTGGGATTAACTGAGGGTACTGTTCTGCTGGCCAAAGTCCCGGGTGGCTATATTATTCTCGGGATGCTCGCTGTTGCGGGCGCCGTAGCGTTTCTCGATCCGATACGCCATCGCCGGGTAGGATCCGACATACCCTTGACCACCATCACGCTGGCTGATGCGGGCAACCTGAACTTTCTAGTCAAAGATAACACCGAATATGCTGTAGACGGTGCGCTCTACTACAATTCCACAACCTCGCAAGACATCAAATTTGCGTGGAATGGGCCACCAAACATGGCGTGCAAATGGTCAATGTTCGGTCTGTCGAATGCATCGCTTAACGAAATCCTCACCGATACGATGACTGCGTACGGAGACACCACCACACAGACCATTCAGGGCCTGGGTGCACTGGCCACCTGCCGTCCCTCTGGTTGGTTTAAGACCACGGACACCCCCGGGCTGTTGCAGCTGCGCACCGCGCTGGCCTCTGCAGGCACGGCGGGCACCCTCAATCAAGGCTCGTGGCTGCGCATCAGCGAGCTGGTTGCCGGCGCAGGAGTCGCGGACACCTACACCAAGATCTACACTGCCACGGGCTCGCGCAGCTACGATCACAACGGCGCATTTATCGGCAGTCCCGATGGCGACAACAATATATACTTTGGGTCCTTTAGCGGCCGGTCATTCGGCAGCGAGCGGCATATGTGGACCTTTAACGCCACACAGATGCGTACTGACCTCACCGGCGCCACCATTCTGTCTGCACAAATGTTTCTGTACTGCTTCCGTTGTGACAGCTCAGCAGGTGACTACAATTGGTTCTGGAGCCCGACATCCACCATTCAGACCACATTCCCCACCAATGGTGTTGGTGGCACCGACGTCCAAGGTGCATGGGGCACGATACCGGGCTGGGGAAGCATTGACATCGCTAGCCAGATGACTTACATAGTCAACAGCAATGCCAATAGTGTCTTGGGTGGCCCGGCTGGATTCAGTGACGCATCAACCGGTTTCCGCGGATTTGGCACCGCCAGTTACCAGCCGTACATACAGCTCACGTATGCCAAGTAATCGGAGGTTATAGGCCAGTGGGTAATACCTCCAAATTTGGGCTACCGTTCCCCAACTTAGGGGACATCCCTAGCGGTCCCGCGGGGGTGCAGAGCCTTGCGCAGTCAATAGATGCATTAGGTGTCATTGGCGGCAAGCGCCGGGTAGCCCCGGGCTCGGCTACATCCACCATCGAGGCCACAGTCATTGACACCCAAACACTTGCTCTAGTGGGTGCCAGTGCATTTAAGCTCGAATACTTCCTAGCTTTTACTGCCAGCGTAGCCGGCAATGACGCGACTATGCGAATACGCACAACCAGCGTGGCCGGCACCATCATCGGGGAGACCGTAGCACTAGGTGTCTACGTCACGCCAAACATCAGTTATGGATATATGCAGGTGATCTATAAGACAACCGTGCCAGAGCTGCAGTATTTTGCCGGCACCATCGTGCACTTAGGTGCCGGCACCGGCACAATCACACCAGTCATGCCGACCAGCCTCATTGTGACGAACATGGGTCCGAGCACAATCATTGGAGACTTCTGATGACTGCGCCGCACGCTGCCGCGGGTGTGATCCGCCAGGGCGAGGATTGTTGGGTAGAAGCACTGAATATCCGCAACGTACGCACGGGTGATCTCATCGATGTCACCGGCTGGAAAGTACACGCGGTCGCCCGGGCCTGGTACGCGCGCATCCCACTCGGCCGGCGTGTCTGGCAGTACCGCATGCAAAACCCCGTGATGTCCGAATGGTCAACTGCACCGACCGGCACCCAAGGCGTCATCGTCGCCGGCATCGGAAATGACAACACAGATCCTTACCGCATCCGCATCCATGTGACGCCAGCGCAGACCGACAATTGGCGGGCACCTATGGCACTGATTCAGGCAAAGATGTGGAATCCGGTAACCAATGACACCGCCCGGGTTGTGGATGAGATCTATGAGGTGGCATTTGACGCTTTACCGGACAGTCTGACGTTTTAACCAGTTACCGATCTCGTACCACAATTGGTGGGCTAACCATCCTAGCCTGCCGTGTACTTCACGACTGATCAACTCGTAACGCCGGCCGCACTGAGGACACTCCCGTATTTCACCGATAGCACCCTGGCGAGCAAGCGTAATAATGCACTCGCATTCTGTCATGACTTAGTGTAGCAGGAGGTCTGTGCGGTGCCATTTAACGTAACTACCAAGAATGCCGCGTGCACCGGTATCTCAGGTCAGATCAGCTTCGCGGGCGCTCACACGCTCGTGGATCCCGGCCTGGGCACTACGGCCAACGCTGGCGAGGCGTCCGGCGGCTCGTACGCACGGCAGGGATTGGCCTGGGCCAGCGTCACGAGCGGCACGCAGGCCAACTCAGGTGCGCTGACCATCCCGGTACCCGCGGGCACCTACGGCTTTATCACGTTCTGGAATGCCGCGACTCTCAACACGGGCACCCAGTACATGGGCTACAGCCCGATGGGTGGCGCGGCGGCTATCAAGGGATACGCCACGGTTGATCCCACACTGGCTAACAACCAGTTCTTTGCCCCCGGTCACACACTGGTCAACACCAACACGCTGTTTGTCTATCCCGAATTCGGCACCACGCTCACCGCGCCGTTGGCATCCGGCACCCTGTACTACGTCATCAACTCGGCTACTAACACGTTCCAGCTCTCCACTACATCCGGTGGATCAGCTGTTGCGCTGACTACTTTTAACTCAGGATTGTTTTACTGGCAGCGCATTGTGTCCGAGGTTTTCAACGCAGCGGGGAATATCACCGTAGCAATTGGCGCTCTTGTGGTTGACGCCACGTCCGTCTAGGAGATGGTATGTTATGGCATTGACGCTTGCTCAAGGCGCGCAATTAGTTGCGGATGCATCATTTATTAGTCGTATCCGTGACGTTATGGTTCGAGTCGCTGTAACTATCGCGCTAGAAGCAATAGGCGGACAGTCTACGGGTAACTGGGCACGACGCAGGCAATTAGCGGTGCAAGTACTGACTAGTCCTGATTCGGTTACTCCCAGATTTGTTGCGTTGGTAGCTTCTGACCCTGCCGGGTCACTCAACTGGTTTAATCCAATTCTTATCACATCGTCAACCGCAGTCAATCCCTCAGTGATCACGACACCAGCACACGGTTATGCCACCGGTGATGTGGTGGAAATTCTGAACCATGCGATAAACACCAATGTGAATGGTACCTGGCAAGTCACGGTACTCAGCACAACAACGTTTTCTATTCCGCAGCCGGGTAACGGTACGGGGGGTGCTACTGGAACAGTGCAGAAAATGGAAACAGATATCAATCTGTTCAATACAGTCAATAACTCGTGGAATGCCGTAGCTGGTGTGGTGACGGGAGAATAATGACTGATGATGCGGAAGCTAGACAAATAGTTGAGCGACGTGTGGCTTTGTCGTCAGTGATCCCGGATGATGTCTTACGACTTATTCCGTTGGATGTGCAACAGTCTCTGGCAGCTCGATTAGTGGCTCCCACTACAGAACCTGTTGTTTTAGGATTCCCTTTCCCAGTACCTACAGAGGCCCATCATACCCCGCTCGTGCAGCATGCTGGGTTTGATTACGTGTGCACGGGTTGTGGCGCGCGTATACCGGATAACGTACGGATCCATGAGACCATTCGAGATGACATGGTGGTTGGTCTCCGAATGACTGCAGGCGCCAGTGATGATGGCCCGCTCGTGCATAGCTGTGGGGAGGCGCGCTGATGGCTGTCCAGTATGTGATATCCACAGGTGCGACTACTCTGGTAGCTGCCACTAACAAATCCCTTATCGAACTGCCCACGGCAGCAACCATGCCATTGGTGGCTTACAAGATGGAGGTTACTTGCGGTGCTACCGCGGCCGGCGCATTAACTTTGCAGTGGTGCTCTTGGATCACTACGGGTACCGGTACTACGGTAACACCACTCAAATGGGGTGTTGATCAGAGTGTTGCTATGGTTTCGGGCACAGTAAAGATCAATGATACAGTTGAGCCCGGCACAGTGGTCGTACTCACTACCTTGATCATTCCCTTACCCGGAATGTATAGTATTATTGACCCGTTCGGACGGGAGACTTACCAACCGATCTCGACAAACCGATGCCTGCGCGTTAATGGTCCTGCATTCCCCACTTGCATCAATCTTTATGTTGAGCAGTGATATGACAACGCTCATCAATAATTTCAACGGCGGTCCGGCCGGAACGACGCTGACAACTGCGAATACCGGGCAGCTGGGCGATAACGCATTTAACTCAATCACTACTGCCGCGAGCGCTACCATCGTTTTTGCAGATGCGGGAGTAAACGCGCTCAACCGCCCGACTGCGCAATTTGTGATGGAGCTAGCCACCACGGGAACATCAGGCCAATCGGTAGCTGCCTCGTGGAGTACGTCCATGGGAGCACAAGCCCAGATCTGGACTAGGTTTTATGTATATTTTTCGTCAATCAGTCCGTCTACTAATGACCGTATTATATTTTCAGCGTTCAGTGGTATTACGATGGAGATGTCCGTACTACTCCAGACAGCCACCACACCGAATAGCCTTTATGTCAAAGACAAAGCAGGAGCAACCGTGTTCGGCGGTACCTCTTTCGTAGCGGGTGTATGGAATCGCGTAGAGATGAATGTCAATTTTACCGCTGGATCAACGTCTTTGTTTGTTTACGCGGATCCTGGTGCTGATGGTCTTGATTACTCGGACAGCATCACGCAAACAGGCGCTAACTACGGCGGAGCTACCTGCAACCTGTTCCCCCTGGGCCTGGCGGTTGGCTATTCCGAGGCAACCCCGCCAACTTACTTCTCCAACTGGCAGCTCAACAACACCGGATTTCCAGGCCCGGCACCATTCCGTCAAGGTCTGGGATCCCCTGCCGGCGGTCTGACCAACCCGATTGCTATACATTCCGATGTGAACTAACCCATGGGCCGGGTTGGCGGTTCTCCCAGCAGAATACAGTTCAATTACACGCCGTTCTGGCGCACCGTCCCGCAGCTGTTTATCGGCGTCAATGAGGATCCGTCCAGCCCGGCACCCGTCTCACGTACGGGTAACGGCGCGCTGGCAAGCGGATCATTCACACCACCCAATGGCTCCATCATTATGGTGTTCGGGTGTGGTGGCTGGGCCACCGCGCTACCGCAGACACTGGCCCTCACCGACTCTGTGGGGCTCACCTGGCACCTGCTCACTATGGTATCGGGAACCAACACGAGCAACAATGGCGGGGTTGTCGCTGTCTGGTGGGCCTACGTAGCGACCTCGCCCGGTGCTATGACAACGACACTAACGCCCTCTGCTACCGGCGGTGGTGTCCTCAATTCCACTAAGGTGTTCTCGGGCGCCAATCCCGATCAGTCGGGCGCTACGATCATCACAAAGAATAACTCGGTTACCTCTGATACCGCGGGCACAGTCAGTATCACCACAACCCAAGCCGGATCACTGGTTTATGGTGTCAGCAATGACTCCACCACATCGGCAACTTACGCCGTTAATGCCAACACGACAAGCACACTCAGCGTGCCGAATAGCACCGACAATGTCAGCATGCAGTCTTGGAAAGCAACAAACAAAACGGTAACGCCAGGTGCAATAACTCTGGGCGGTACATGGAGTGCTACAGCATTCTATGTCATTGCAGCTGTAGAGATACTACCCGCGTCCGCGGCGGTGCCAACCGCGGTTGAGAGCGGACTAAGCGTACTAGGGGTAGTCCCTTATGTTACGCCGACACAAGCGGCTATTGCTAAGACCGTAAATCCGCTGGGTGCCGTCAGTAGTGTATTGCCGAATAAATCTGTAAGTAGTCTCGGCAGGATGCCGGTGGGTATCTCTGCTACGGTCGCGACCGCCCGTAGTGATCACCCTACTGGCGGGGTATCCGCGCTGGGTATTGTGCCCCGCACCACTACGCGCAAAATAGCTCCGCAATTAGCACTGGCACTCATCGGGACAATCCCCCGGGTCAACCACGCCCGGGGCAGCGGTCTGGGTATCGTCACCAACCCCGCAACTTACGCATCAGGGTTTACCACAAGCACCACACCAAAAACATTATCAATCACCGTGACCGCCGGCGATGTCTTGCTCATCACCCAAGTCAGTGGTGACCCGAATAACCAAGTATGGGCCACACCGACCGGTGGAGGCCTCACCTACATTCCGCTGCAATCTCAATCTCCCAACGGGCAGCTGCAGGTGTGGTCGGCAACTTCGGGAACTTCGCAGACTTTCACGATGACCGCGGCAGTCACAGCTAACCCGTTCAATACCCAGTGGGGATTTTTCGTCTACCAATTCACGGGAGTGAGCGCGGTCGGTGCCAGTGCTACCGCGATGAACAACAGCGTGGCGCCCTCGATTGGTTTAACCACTACGGTCAGCCACTCCGCTATTTTCATGGTGGATGTTGACGCGAATGTATCAACGTCTGCCGCTACATACCTCACTGGTCCCGGAACATTTACTGAGCTCACCCATGTCACCACGGTAGGTGGTGGTGCATTTACCGTCTGGGGCGGTTGGTATCCTGACTCAGGCACTGCTGGCGCGAAAACCGCCGGTATGTCCGCACCCACGCAGACCTACGGCATTATCGTTGTCGAGCTACAACCTGGCCTGGGTGGCGACAACCGCGCGCAAATTGGCCGGGTAGCCCTGGGCGCAGTCGGGCTGGCCAGCGCTAAGAAAAACGCTGCGCACACAGCCCGCGGCGTGGTCGGATTGTCGGCTTATCGCACCATCCAAACTGCGTTTGAGAGCGGCCGGGCACTGCTGGGTGTCACCGCGCTGGTCACACCGGTTAAAAACGCCATCGTCACCGTGCGCGCTGCGGTGGGCCTCGCGAGCCGGGTCACCGAAACAAAGACGGTGAGCACCGCAGCCGCCGGCACCGTGGGAGCTGTTGGCCGGGCAACGGAGTCGCGCACCGCTGCGGTGGTGGTCGGTATATCTGCCGGAATTATTGGCCGGGTAGCCGGACTGGCGCGCACTACCCCGGTCATCGCTCGTGCCTACGGCGGTGTTACAGCCCGGGCCATAGTCGCCAAGGCAGCACCGACCGCTCTGCGCACCGCGGCCGGCGTGATGGGGCTGAGCACCCCGCGCAAGGTCGCCATCGTGACCGACTCCGCGCCCATCGGGCTGGTTGCGCTGCGCTCTAGCGCGCCATCAGCTATCGAGAGCGGGCGCGGGGTCATTGGCCTGACCGTGACGGTGATTACCGTCAAACGATCTCCGGTGTCGGTGTCGGCATCGGTTAGCGTGCTGGGCACTGCCAGAGCGGCCAAATCCGGTGCCCAGCACGCCCTTAGCTCGATTGGC